TCAAAATGGGATTTGCACGCTGATGAGCGACGTCACTTTCACTCGCCCCGAGTACGTCGCGGCGAAAAACCGCTGGCGCTTGGTGCGCGACGTCTGCAAAGGCTCGGAAACCATCAAGGCTGCTGGCGACCATTACCTTCCGCGCCCGAACGCCTCGGACACCAGCCAGGACAACAAGGATCGTTACGACGCGTACAAAAAACGCGCCGTGTTCTACAACGCCACGGGGCGGACCAAGCACAGTCTAGTGGGAGCAGTATTCCGCACCTGGCCAACGCTGACTGTCCCGGGGGCGCTGGACTACGTGTCGAAGGACATCGACGGGCAGGGCGTGAGTGTCTATCAGCAGTCCCAATCGGTCATCGGGCATCTGCTTGAGGTCGGTCGTCACGGGCTGCTGGTGGATTACGCCTCTGTAAAGTCGGGCACCGTGAGCAAGGCGGACGAACAAGCCGGTCGCGCCCGGGCGAGCGCTGCCAGTTACCCGGCAGAGTCGATCATCAACTGGAAGACCCGCAAGGTTGGTGGTCAACACCTACTCAGTCTGGTGGTGCTCCGCGAAACGGTTGATGTTGATACCGATGACGGTTTCGGCAGCGAGCAACTCGTTCAATACCGAGTGCTTCGACTCGATGCTGCTGGCATCTACACGCAGGAAGTCTGGGAAGAGGGCAGCAGCGCCACAACGATGGTCACGGCTCCTTTCTCGCCTCTGAATGGAGCCGGCCAGCAATGGAAGGTGATCCCATTTCAGTTTCTCGGCAGCGAGAACAACGACACTAGCATTGACGATTCGCCGCTGTATGACATGGCGGAAATCAACATCGGTCATTACCGCAACAGTGCGGACTACGAAGAGGCTGCATACCTGGTGGGCCAACCCCAACCGTGGATGTCCGGGCTCAGTGATCAATGGCGCGACCATCTGGAGGCGGAAGGCATCTTCCTTGGGTCGCGTGCGCCATGGTTGCTCCCCCAGGGAGGGGCATGCGGAATGATGCAGGCCCAGCCGAACACCGTTGCCAAAGAGGCAATGGACGGCAAGAAAGAGGACATGGTGTCACTCGGCGCCCGACTGATCGAACGCGGCAGTGCGGTGAAGACCGCCACCCAGGCTGACAACGACAGCGCCGCCGAGCACAGCGTCCTTTCGCTGGTAGTGAGCAACGTCAGCGAGGCCTACAGCCAGTGCTTGGTTTGGATGGCTGAGTTCGTGAACGCCACCGGCGAAACCCTCTACAAGCTCAATCAGGACTTCAGCCAGATCACTCTGGACGCAACGATCCTTTCCGCACTGTTTAACGCGGTGCAGGGCGGCAAGTTGCCGGCGGGCGACTTCTGGCAGTACCTGCGCGATCGCGGGGTTATCGATCCCGAGAAGACCGACGCCCAGATCCGCGACGAACTGGAAACAGAGAATCCTGTGATCGACCTGGATGACGACGAGGTGATCCCGAATGGCGGCAAACCAAGCGATCCTTGATGCCACGATTCGGCACGCTGTCTTCCTCGAGCAACTGAAGTCGGGGGAGGTCGCGAAGTTCGGGCCATTCCTCAAGGAGATTGACCGCTCGATCCGTGAGCGGCTGACCCGGGCGGACCTTACGGATTACACCGTGGCGCGGCTGGAAAGGCTGCTGAGCGAAGTCGACAGCCTGTTGCTGGGCATCTTCGATCGGTACAGCGAGAAGCTGAACCTCGACCTGATCGACATTGCCAACTATGAGGCTGAGTTCGAGGCGACCAGCCTGACCCGGGCTGCGCCGGTGGGCGTCTCGTTTGATGCCGCGGTGCCAGGTGCTGCTGCAATCAGGGCGGCCGTCCTCGGCAAACCGCTCAGCGTGCGCGGTGCGGATGGCGGTAAGCTGCTCAAGTCGTTCATTGATGGCTTCACCGCCACCGAGCGACAACGCCTCACTGGCGCGATCAGGCAGGGTTTCTTCGAAGGCCAAACCAACTTCCAGATCATCAAGAACATTCGCGGTACCAAGGCGCTCCAGTACAACGACGGCATCCTGGCCACGACCAACCGGAACGCCGGCGCCGTGGTGCGAACGGCGGTGCAGCACATCGCCACCCAAGCGCGCATGGAGACGTTGAAAGAGAACACCGATGTCGTGCAGGCGGTGGAGTGGGTCAGCACTCTGGATACGAAGACAACAAGCCAGTGCCGGACGCTCGATAAGCAGCGATTCAAGCTCACTGAAGGGCCGCGTCCGCCGATTCACATCAACTGCCGCTCGACGGTCGTGGCGGTGACCCGCTTCAGTGCTCTGTTTGCCAAGGACGCAACACGAGCATCCATCGGTGACGGTGGGCCTCAGCAGGTAAGGGCAGATCTCAGCTATTACGACTGGCTCAAGCAGCAGCCGGCAGCGTTTCAGGACAAGGCCATTGGCCCGGTCCGCGCGAAACTGTTCCGTGAGGGCGGGCTGAGCGTCGAGCGCTTCGCCGAGCTGCAGCTTGATCGCAACTTTTCACCTCTGACACTTGTGCAGATGCGTGCTCTTGAGCCGCTGGCTTTCGAAAGGGCTCTGTTGTGACCTCAGCAGCCGCTCCGATAACTGTCGAATTTCATCAGTTGATCGAAGTACGCTTGGTGCCAAGGGTTAATTTCGTCCTGGAATTCCTGAAGGTGTTTGGCATCCAGCGTTGTGTCACCAGTAGGAATAGAAACCTTCATGAGTCGTCCGATCAGGTGCATCGTTTTAACGGCTAATTCGGGTGGTGCGTTTGCAATTAAAGCATGGCCGGCAACAACCGCGGAATCGTAGCGCTCGGCTAAAGCCTCTAGCGTCGGGTCTGGATGGCTGGGATACGCGAGTAATTTTGCAATCGATGTGAGTAAGGTTTCAGCTCGTGACCGGAGCTTGTCCTCTTGGTCATCGATTCTCTTCACGCAGCTGACCCTCATCGTCTGGCTGGTCGACACATAGCCGGAATAGCTGGTCATTCCAGCGACTACAGCGGCGGATAGCGCGGCAATAACTGCCGCTTGAACTGTCACGTCAATCTTCGTCCAGCCCTTTGATTCTGCTTTGCCAAGCTTCGGTAGTTTCATTCAGCTTCCCTTCTCTCAATTGAACATTTGTGGCGGCTTAAAACGGCGCTGCATCGTACAGCGTTACCGCAAAAACAGACCCGCTCCGGCGGGTTTTTTTATTCCAGCAGGCAGGGCCTGCAAATCGTCTCTGGGAGACAAGCAAATGGGTTTGAAATATCAGCTGGACACTCTGGACGGTCTCGATGACTCCGTTAAATCGCTCTACACCGAGAAGGAAGGCAAGTTTGTCCTCGGTATCGAAGGCCTGCCACAACAAGAAGACGTATCCGGACTGAAGGCCAAGGTCGATGAGCTGCTCGGCGAGAAGAAAGCAGCCGAGAAGAAGGCGCGGGAAGCCGAAGAGGCAGCGCGGCTTGAGCGTGAAGAGCTCGCCCGGAAGTCCGGCAATGTCGAAGAACTCGAAAAGTCTTGGTCTGAAAAATACAACCGCCGCGAAGCTGAGCTGAACGGCACGTTGGAGCAGGAGCGGACCACGCTGAGCACTCAGATCCGGGATCTGACAGTCGGCCGTACCGCTACTGATATCGCGTCTGCCTTGGCAATCCCTGGCAGCGCAAAAGCCCTGTTGCCGCACATCGAGCGCCGTTTGAGCGTCGAGCAGCGCGACGGGAAGCCTGTCGTGGTCGTCCTCGACCAGCAGGGCAAGCTCTCGGCGGCAACGCTGGATGAGCTGAAAGCAGAATTCGCAAACGACACGGCCTTCGCGCCGTTGATCGCGGGTAGTAAGGCATCTGGCGGCGGGGCTGCTGGTGCTGGAGGTGGCGGCGGGGCCGCAAAAGGCAATATCGGCGGCACTAAGGAAGAACGACAGGCAGCGATCGCTAGCCGGTTCTCTGATCTCCCTCTCAAGTAAGGAAATAATTCATGTCCCTGTCTCAAATGCAGGTTTTCAACGATTACATCATGCCGGCGACGCTCGAGACGCTGGATCAAATGCTGGAGGCGTTCAACGCAGCCAGCAACGGCGCGATTGTGCTGTCGCCGAACGGCTTCACCGGTGATTTCCTGCAAGAGTCGTTCTTCCAGAACCTCGGCGCAGCTCAGCGTCGCGTTAACCGCTATGGCGCCAACGCTGCGGTGACTCCGGTCGATCTGACCGAACTGCAAGACACCACCGTGAAAGTGGCGGGCGGCTTCGGTCCGATTCGTTACGAGCCGTCGCAAATGACTTGGTTGCAGCGTCCGACTGCACAGGGCGTTGAAGTTGCGAGCCGCGCGTTTGCTGAAGTGCTGCTGAAGGATCAACTGAACACTGCGATCGCTGCACTGGTGGCGGCCATTACCGCGCAAGCAGCTGCGGTGAACGATGTGTCTGCCACTCTGGGCATCTCCCAGTCCGGTCTGAACAGCGCGCATGCGAAGTTCGGCGACGCCAGCCAGAACCTGGTTGCTCAAGTCATGCAGGGCACCACCTGGCACAAGCTGGTCGGCCAGGGCCTCGCCAACCCGAACAACCTGTTCCAGGCTGGCAACGTTCGTGTTGTCGACATTCTCGGCAAGACCTCGATCGTCACCGATGCTCCGGCTCTCGCTCAAGCCGGCACGCCGAACAAGGAAATCATCCTTGGCCTGGCGGCTGGTGCGGCGCTGGTGCACGACAACCGAGACATCATCTCGAACGTGCAGACCAACAACGGTAACGAGCGCATCACCACGACCATTCAGGTGGACTACACCTTCGGCCTCGGCATCAAGGGTTACACCTGGGATGTCGCGAACGGCGGCAAGTCTCCATCGAGCGCCGCGCTCGCCACCGGCACCAACTGGGACAAAACCGCAGC